CATCTCAGGACGACCATCTCCACCCCTAGATTTTCCACCTCCCCTATTTTCAGGAATAGAGTACCTAGTACCTCCCCCACTGCTCCGAGAACGCGTCCTACTACTCCTAGATGCTCTAGAAACAGCCCTACCTACAGAACTACCAGCCGATCTAGGCTTAAGTGCCTTAGAAATAGCAGAACCAAAACTAGCACCAATGCTACTTCCACCTGAATTATCAATAGGCATTAAATTATCCTCCCCACATCAGCACTCATTTGATTACCACTACTAACTGCCTTTAATCTGCGTAACATTGCCGTTCGTCTAGCTTGATATTTTAAATCCCTCTCTCTGTGGCCAGAAGGGTCTACAGGACCAATATTAGGAGCATCCCTTCCACCACCGTAAATTTTATCTCCAGCGGCATAAGGAAGAAATTGTTTACCTTGATAAATAATTTTACTTCCCCCTTTTCACACTATGAAATCCTAGCACTCACCAATTGTTTGATACCTACCACAGCTGCATATTGAAAAATCTTAGTAGGTTGTGCTGTAGTTCCATTAGTCTCTAATCGTAAAGAAAAGTTAATCTTTCTGAATCTCATTGTTTTTCCGAATTTGATTAACTTATTAGTGTTAGCAATATCATCACCTGTAATAGTCTCTTGAAAACTATTTGCACCAGCAGTAGGATTCTCCCAAGTATTCAAGTCAGCCCATGTTTCACCATTTAAAGCATCCCATGTAGTTGAGTTAATCAAAGTAATAGGAGTAGCAAATCCAGTAACGTCTTTACCTGTAATTACATCCGCACTCCACCAGAACAATTTCTTGTATCTAACAGGATCAGCCATATCATAATCTTTAGTAGTCGCTACACAGTAAAATTTATGAGTACCTAGTCCTTCGGAAGTGCCACTTGATCTACCATCAATGATCTTAATGACTTTATAGCCTCCGGAAGAGACGTCGAAGGAGTATCCCGTGTAATAAGAATCAAGCCCTGATCCAGTGAGATCACGTGCTCTAATGAGTGGACCGAATATATGCCATTCAATGGTTGAGGTATCATCAGTTTTTGACCATTCTCCCCAGGTTTTAGTACGAAGTTGGAAAGAATAGGTACGGTTATAGTATCTAACAACAAGACGTTCTCCTAAAATACTTAGATGTTGATTTTCATATCTCGTTGTAGTACCTGTAGGTAATGAGTTATCAAATACAAGGGGCACTTTGAGATTTAGAAGAGAAAAATTATAATTAATGATTTCGTATACTTTATTACGATGTAGCGCATACACTGTATTTTCGTACTGAACTACTCCAAGGCTACCATCAGAACCAACTACAGGATTGATTTCACGAAGAATAGCATCAGCAGGATCTAAATCGTATGCAAGAACATGAGTACTTTCTCCTTTAAAAAGTAATAGATTATCTTGATAGACGACCACGTTATTAAGAGTATCGCCATCACCAGGCTGTACATCAATAAAATTAGTACCAGGCCACGTAGTAAAATCGGCCGATGCTGAAAACGAGAGACGAGATGCATTAGAAGTTGCCGTATTTCCGGGACATAAATATAACCTGTTCTTATGAACTACACACTTTTCAGCTCTGGGCATAGCAGCAACTGCAACAGCGCCACCGCCAACAGTCCAAGATATTCCGCCGTTAGCGCTTCCGGGGGTGGCAGGTAGCCATACTGTATTATTATAAACTTCCATTGTTTTACATTCACGAGAAACTGCTCCAGGATTCAATTCGGTCCAAGAACTGCCTGCATTCGAACTAACAAAAGTCTTACCGTCTCTAGTTGCAAACAAATACAAAGTACCACTGAATACAATAGAACCAAAAATAAGAAGTCTTTGATTAGTTGCCCCTTGAAACATAATTTGAATAGATGGCCTGCTTACAAGAGATCCATCTGTATCAAGTTCAAAATTTAAGCAATCAGTTAATTCATTATCCTGCACAAGCACTGGATCTGATCCAATATTCAATCCTCCTGTAAAAGGCCCCAATCTTAAAATCTCAGTAGGCATTCCTTCTCCTTACTGATCGTATTCCAATACTGTAATAGTGGGATAAGTAGCCGTAGCTTCTGTAGTTTCTCGGGTCTGTAGTAGATTCATATCAGATTGAAAATCTACTTTATACATTTGTGCAGGCTCATGATCTTCATCCAAAAGACTAGCCTGCCACATACAATATTTTAAAAGAGTATTGTGGTAAATAAGAGGCAAAGAGATTGTATCTGAAAGCCCCGTTACATCTGTAGGCTTTTGATTATATAAAACTTTGATACCATTAGTAAAGGATTCACTTGGTGTAGGAAATAAAAGAGCCTTACCTTCATACATAGTAAAGAATGCAGGATTTCCTGCTGTATAAGCAGTACCATCCCAACCATCAATTGAGTTATCAAATTCTTGCATATTTTTATATCTTAAAGCACTATAGCTCAACATTGCTGAAAATTTGTATCGTAGTGATCTAAGAATCATTAAATCAGTAGGTAGAGTATAGGAAGATTGATTAGCTACAATATTGATAAAGGCTGTCTTTTGTAAGGCACCATCATTATGTTTGATAATCTCTACTTGACCATCATTAATCCAACGTTTAATATCATCATCGTTTACCTGAACAGCAGCTTCATCACCAAAGATACGTCTAACTCTAGTAACAATATCACTGACAATCATATTAGATGTTTCCTAACAGAACCTAAGTCTCTAAACTCATCATCACGTACACGACCTTCATGAATCCAACGACTCTTAGTATTCTTAATAACAAAAGCACTAAAATCTTTCATAGCTTCTCTTTCATCAATTTCTTCTTTAAGTTTCAAAGCTTCAACAGCTTTATTGTGAGCATCCATTCTTTGAAGCACATTACCATGTCTACTATCAGAACTCCATAATCTAGCAAGAATGTCAGCAGGATTAGACAAAGAATCTGCATATAAAACAATTTTTTTATTTCTATCATCTACAATACGAAAAACTTTAGATTTATCTGTTAAATTCTGCTGTTCCGCCACAGGGACCATTTCAAGAAACAAATACTGATCATAATCATTTATGATCTCCGCCAAGCGTTGAAACTCAGCGGAGACCCATTCGTCAATTTCTGACATTTACTTCTTAGCTCTTCCAGTATCATCTAAGGGTGATTCATCAGCATATACAGCCTGAGAAATAACACGAGATGTTGTTGCGTTTTCAGTACCTCCCTTAAGTGCTCTATTATAGTTATCCTTTGCTACATCAGGATGCAGATGAGTTCCGCTGGGAATCTGCTTAGCACCAGAATCCTTATAAACTTCTACATTAGGATTCTCATCTACTTCATCTGGAATCTCACTGCTGATGTTATACCTTGCAGCAGACTCTTCCGGAGTCTCAGATGCTAACTCGGCAGGAGTCTTATTAAGCATATCAGACAACGAGGGAGATTCTGACTTTTTAGGAGTTGGAGTCATTACAAGCCCTTCTGTTGTAAATAAAGAACAGGGTGGTCGCAATTTCTACAACTACGACCACACCCATTCTCACCTGTCGTGCGTTTCCTTATTACTACACATACATCCATCAACAGGATTCCAAGAATAGCAAATAGAAGACACGCCTGCTTTGTGCTTACAAGGATGATTAAAAAAGCCTTCTTGTTCACAACCGCAACGATCTGGATTATGCCAATAAGGAACGGACTTTCTACATTCGTCACAAACTAGATAAGGATTAGCGAACCCCACAAGTACATGAGTTCTAGTATGCGTCCTGGTAATAGCCATTTAGTGATTAATCTTTTCCGCATAAATAGTAACAGCAGCAGTATCTGAAGCCCCTGTGGCTAATCTTAACGCAACATTAATACCCGATGTATAATTAGTAATATCTACAACAAATGGTCCAAAACTAACAGTATCACCAGCCCCTCCTGCTATAACAAGAGCAGGAGTCATGGGACTTGTAAATTTCAAACCATCTGCAAGACTATGTCTTCCATGACCCCATACCTTATATCTACCAGGTCCAGGGGCATTTATAAGAGCAACAAGTGTATCTGCAGCTTGACTATTCCCTAAAACTCCTGATGCAAATAGAGTAATATCTTGACGCATAATTATGCCTCAGTAATGCTAGTCATAAGTCCGTGAGAATTACGACGGTGAGTACCAAGCTGGCAGTACTTGAAAAGACGAGCACGATATGCATCATACTCACCTGAAGAATCAATAAGACGCTGCCAATTAGATCCATCACGATTCATGAAAGACCAATCACCAGCCTGATAAAGTTTAATTTCCTTTTCATTCATAAAGTAAAGACGACCGGGCTGGCAATCAAAATCAGCAACAATCGGAATCTCACCATAGTCCGTAGTAAAAGCAATACCTTTGAAACCACCGGTAAATTCAGTAGTATTCACATAACGTCGCTGCTGTTCAAGAAGATTAGCATAAGCACGACGAACACCTAAAGAACAAAAACCAACAGTAGTAGTACCACCACGAGTACGAATCTTATCAACAAGATTAATCATTCGACCTTCAGAAATAGCACCTGCGGTCGAATCCATATTACCGGTCCACACAGAATGCGTAATATTATAAAGAGCACCGCCACCAGTACCAAGAGCATTAGTATCGGTAATACCAGCAACCATCTGCTGAAAACCGACAGTTTCTTTACCCCTAGAACCGGTACGTGTAATAAAGTCACCAACTGCTACTGCGGTAACAGCTGTTCCAAATGTAATAGTATAAACACCAGCAGATTCAGTAATGTCAGTAATTTCAACATTAGCATTATTTAAAACAGGCGTAGTGTTGGTATCAGTAGCATCATAGACATCAACAAACATACCAATTTCAGCATACATAATTGCGTTAGCAGCAGTAACTAAAGTAGTCGTGGTACCAGAAGCTGCAACTGCCAAAATACCAGTAGTAGTACCATAAGTTTGGCGGTTAGTGTCTTTCTTAAGACCCTCCCGCATTCCTTCCATTTCCTGATCTAAAACACTCGCAAAAGCCTGAGCATTACTCTCAGCTAATTCAAAAGTCTGACCAGAAAGCTGAATAGCACCATAAAGATAAGCAAGCTTCAACTGCGAAGAACGGTAATCCTGAGTCTTCGGATTAGGAAGTGCTTCCATTTCATTACGAGCACCAATACCATGATTACGCTTAACTCGCACAGCAAACCGAACATACTTACCACCGATAGCGTCAGATTCAACACCTTCGGAAGTCTTCTGAATACGAGAAAGAGTAACAATCTGAGACTGAAGCTGATCCCTAACCCGAGGCTCATACACCTCTTTAAGAATGTTATCAGCAGTTGTCATCGTGGTAGTAATAGCTACTGCCCTCCAAATAAAAGTACTTACAGATAAAAATTATAAATTAAACGATGGCAACTGCGTTGAGGATATACCTCAATAGTACTTATGGCTTCTTCTGCTCTAGCATTGCATGTTGCATCATCTGAGCAACTAGATTCTTAGTACCCATATTATCCAACTGCGTAACATCCAACTTACGTTGGGGAACTACTCCCCCACCACCAATAACCATCGGAGAAGGACGTGTCTTCCGAAGTTCAGAAATTTTATTAGCATATTCTTGAAAAGCCTGCTCTGCACTCCTGTCTTTATGTATCATACGCATAATAATTTCTTCTTCATCAAAATCACCATACTTACTCTTTAAACTGCTCATTTCCTTCTCAAGAGCAGCTTCTTGTTCTGCAAGTTGTTGTTCTTGAGTAGTGTGTTGACGTTGAGCTAAGGCAATTTGAGCAAGAGTATCGATTTGCTGCTGCATCGTTTGAATTCGAGGATCTTCCTCCATTTCTTTTTCCAAAGTCTTTACAGCAGCTTTTGCCTCCTGTGGCGTAAGTCCTAAATGCTGTCCAATAGCATCGTAAATTTCACGAGGCTTATTTTCAATAAGGGAAAAAACACCAAGAGCAGTGCTGATATGATCAGGAGTAATTCCAGACCTATGAAAATCTTCGTAACTCTTGAGAGGTTCGTAAGCAGAAATACGCTCTTTAATCCTAGGAGCTAATTCAGCTCGTTTATCTTCGGGAAGTGCACCAACAATATCGTTCCACTCTGATCCTAAACCATCAAAAAGTGGCATATCTCCCGGAGGAGTTGGTTGTCCCATTTATTTTCCTGCCTTCAACTTCTGTAGCCTACGACGAAGAGCCATTTTTCTTTTATCTTCAGCACTTATATCTGTAATAGACTGTTGTTTAGGAGTTATACTTCTATAATCATTAATCTCAGATTCTCGATCATCAGGAGTACTATCGTTATTTTTGTAGTAATCAGTATATCCTATTGCCCGACCTTTACCATAGGCCATTATAGAGAACCTGGATC